GCGAATACGCCGCATGTGTCCGATCCCATCACGGTATCGGTCGTCAATCATCTGGTGATCAGCGGAACCCCTCCCGCCGGCATGGTTGGTTCGGCCTACGACTTCACGCCTACCGTTTCGGGTGGCTATGGCGTGCGGACGTTCCAGTTGACCGGCTCATTGCATCCCGGCCTCTCGTTCAGCGTTACGACTGGGGCCATCACCGGCACGCCGACGGCAAGCGGGGTGATGAGCCTCACGATCTCGGTTGCCGACCAGATCGATACCGACAGCCACGCGGTCTCTATTAACGTGACCGATGTCTCGCATGTCTACGCGCAATATGCGGCGATCCTGGAGGACTTCTGATGGTAGCGCTTCCGTCGGACTTTCTTTCGATGCGGGCGATTTACATCGACACGTCCCCGCGCGTCGATCTCGTCTATCTGTCGCCCCACGCTTTACGCGAGCAATGGGCCGGGGTCGCCTCGGGCATGCCGCGCAACTACACGATTATCGGCAACGAGCTGATCTTCGGGCCAGAGCCCAACCAGCAATATACGGTCAAGATGTCCTACCGCCGCGATCTCACGCCGCTGTCAGCCGACAACCAGACCAACTGGCTACTTGAGAAGCATTCCGACATCTACCTGTTCGCAGCGCTCGCGCATGCCGAGTTCTACGGCTGGAACGATGAGAGGCTACCGCTCATCAAGAACCAGCTGGACCAGTGGATCAACGACCTCAATCAGCACGGCATTCATAAGCAGACCGGCGGCGCTCCGTTGGCGCCCAAGGGTCCGCGCTCGGTCTATGGGGTGCGCGCTTGAGGTGGCTGCTCGGGGAATATCGCCCCGACACAGCGCCATTTCTGACCAATGACCTTTCGGTGGCAAAGAACGTCTACGCCACTTCGAACGGCTATGCGCCGGTCAAGAGCCCGACCCAGATTGCGCCCGCTCTATCAGGGACCTTCAAGGGCGCGGCGGCATTCATCAGCTCGAGTGGCGGCCCAAGGGTCTTGGCGGGAGATACGACGAACCTCTACCGGCTGACCGGTGGGACGTGGACGAGCGTCATCGGCTCGCTCTCGGTCAACACCTTCTGGCAGTTCGCGCAGTTCGGCGATCATATCATCTGCGCCAATGGCGGGGCGCCTATTGACTTCGACCTGTTGCTCGGCACGGCAGCCCCGGTAAGCGGCTCGCCTCCAAGTGCTGATCTCGTCGCGGTGGTGAGGGATTTCGTGGTGCTCGGCAGGGCCGGTGGTGATGCGATCACGGTTGCATGGTCGGACTTGGGCGATCACACCATCTGGACACCGGGAACGGGGCAGGCTGGGCAGCAACCGATCTACCAGGGCGGCAAGGTCATGGGGTTAACCGGCGGTGAATATGGGCTGGTCCTTCAGCGCTTCGCCATCACCCGGATGTCCTATACCGGCGATGCGACAGATCCGTTTCAATTCGATACCATTTCCTCCAACTATGGCTGCGCTGCGGAGAAGTCGGTAGCCCAAGCCGGGGATCTTGTGTTCTTCTGGTCGGATCGTGGGTTCGTGCAGGTGCAGGCGGGACAGATCGCCCCGATCGGCATTGAGAAAATCGACAAGACCTTTCGTGATGCTTATACGGCAGCCGACCTCATCAACCTGTGGACCGCGATCGATCCCGAGCGGACGCTGGTGCTGTGGTGCATGCCGGGGCGGGTGTTCTGCTACAACTGGACGATCCAGCGCTGGACGACCTGGGAAATCCCGGTGCAGGCGGTGTTTCAGTTCTTCACGCAGAGCATGACGCTGACGCAGATCGACGCGCTCTATGGAGATATCGACCATATTCCTTATTCGCTGGATCACCCGATCTTTGCGGGTGGCCAGCCCCGGCCGGCATTTATCGGTCTCGATGGCGCATTCAACGTGCTGTCGGGCCCTAATCTTGGAGCATCGCTCAAGCCGGGAAGTATGGAGTTGTCACCGGGGCGCAAGTCGCGGCTGAGAATGGCGAGACCGTTGACCGACGCAATGGATGGGGTGACGTTGCGGCTGTTCTCCGGCGAGCGGCTTGGCGAGAATTACGGGTTCGAGGATTACATCTACGTGTCGTCTAACGGCGACATGCCGATCAGGGTCAACGCCCGCTATCTGAGGCCGGAGATGGACATCGCGGCCGGGAGTGTCTGGACCTACTGCCAGGGCGCTGAATTTACCGGTGTTGCGGGAGGCGTGCATTGATCCCCCAAGTCCCGGTTGAGGACGCGCCGGGATGGGTGAGGAAAGCAGCGAACGCGATCAACGGGCTTATCCGTGGCACGGTCCAGAAGGATGGCAATGCCCTTTATCCGGGGGCAACGGCTGGAGCATCATATGATCAGGCCAAGATGCAGGCTGTCATGGATGCCGTGCAGGCCATCAGCGACCGCCTGAAGTGAGCGACTGGCAAGAATATCTGAAATTCAGGGACGGCTTTCTTTCGATACTAGACCCGCGTTTCTACAGCGCCGAATGGCTCGACTCGCAGGTTGCGGCAGGTTCCTACAAGCTCTGGACGAATGATGAGGCGGCGATCCTTGCGACGATCCGCTTTTACCCGGCAGGCGCAATGGAAGTGCATGGCGTGGCGGCAACGGGCGATCTCGAGGCAATCCGCGCACTGATTCCGCTGGCCGAGAACTGGGGGCGTAGTCTCGGCTGCATCATCGCCAGCATCGAAAGCACGCCGGTCTGGGCCAGGATTTTGAAGGACGACGGCTACATGCCTTACCAACTCAACATTCGGAAGGAACTCTGATGGGACTTTCCGGGGGATCAACGAGCGCGTCTGGGTCAGCCCAAGCCTGGGCCAAGCCAATCGCCCAGAGCACTGCGAACGAGGCGACGGGCGTCTACAATGCCAACAAGCCCAGCCAGCAGGCAATTACTGATCAGGTGCAGGGACTTATCCCCGGCCTCATCTCGAAATATCAGGCTGGCGATCCCAACGTCACAGCCGCGACTAACTACGGCGCGAATGTGCTTGGGGGTCAGTATCTCACCGGCAACCCCTATGCCACGCCGAACACTAATATTTCGACGTGGAACGGGTTTCAGGCGAATCCGAATATCAACCCGAACGGCTTTCTCGACAACATCATCAGCCAGACCAACCATGATGTGACGAACACAGCCAAGGCCGGATTCGGATCGCGCGGCAGTTTCGGCGGGACCGCGTACATCGGCGCGCTGACCAATGGGCTCGCCAAGAACGAGAACGACCTGCGCTACAACGATGCCAACAACGTCCGCCAGATGCAGATCGATGATTTCAACCGTCTCCAGGCGGGTCAGGCGGCGGATAACGCGCAGGTTCGCGATTTACAGGCGAATGATTTCAACACCGTTCGCGGTCTGGACGCCAACAACTACGCTCAGGAGCGGGCTAATCAGCAGCAGATTGCTGGACAGGCGCCGCAGCTCGCGGCTGCCAACTATCTCGGCATCACGCCGACGCTCTCCGCAGCCCAGCTTGGCGCGAGCTTGCCATACACCGGCATTCAATCGCTGGCCGATGTGCAGAGCGCATTGTTCAACGGTGGCACGCAGAAGACCTCGAACGGCATTGGCGGGGTGTTGCAGGGTGCTGGCTCACTGGCTTCGGGGGTTGCGATGCTCTCTGATCGCCGGCTCAAGACCGGCATCCACAAGATCGGGGAGTTTGCTGACGGCCTGGGCCAGTACATCTGGACCTACATTTGGGGCGGCCCTGAATATGTCGGTGTCATGGCCGATGAGGTTGCGCGCCTTCGCCCCTGGGCGCTTGGACCGAAAATCAGCGGATACTCGACCGTGAACTACGGAGCGCTCTAGATGGGCATGTTCGCAGCTAAACCCGCCGACTATTATACCGACCAGACCGCCCCCCGATTGCCGCTCAATCTCGGCATGGCGCAGGAGATGGTGCAGCCACAGCCGATGGGGACGCATCCGATCGGCATGGATCAGCAGATGGTGAACCTACCCACCGATCCCCGTGTCACCAAGGCCACGCAGCCCGGCATGTTCGGCAAGGGTGGACGCGGCTGGCAGATCCTCGGGATCATCGGCGATGCGCTACAAACCGCAGGTGGTGGGAAACCGACCTATCAGGAAGCCCA